CTTACAATGCTTTAAGAAAAGCAAAGATAAATTTTGAGAGAATTGATTATCAAATTGAACAGTTAAAAAAGAAAGACGATAAAATATCTGAATTTAAATGGAGAGACAAAGAGATTGACAGGATGGAGGCTGAATGTGCTGTTATAGGGAAGATGAGGGAGTTTAGTTGTCTTTACAAAATATGGCAATCATTTCCCAAAAAGTTTACAAGAACAGAAGTAAATGAGAATCAGCCTGAGTACTGGTATAAGAGGGCGATGAAACAATGCCATCAAGATATGATGGCTACTGGAAGGATTAGTCAAGGCAACCAAGACCTCCGCAGACAGATAGGTCACCCAGTAACTCCAGCACCAGAGTTAGAACACACAGTCAATGTAGAGCAACGATTTATTGAAACCAGTAAAGGTAATAAGTTAATGGTAGCAGTACCAGTTCAACAAGATATTCCTGATGAAGAACGGAAGAACTTTAAACTCCCATGTGTAGAGGGATTAATAATTCCTCCATACTATGATTATGGTGGTGTGTATATAGCTCATGGAAGAACAACAGCAGGAGCATATAATGAAATAGCTAGAGTGTTTCTGAAATCTGGAGGAGACTATCTATTAACAGTAGAAGATGATACCTTTCCAGAGCCTGATGCTTTCATTAGATTGATGGAACATATTAAGTCTGGTAAGAAAGTAGTTGGTGCATGGTATCCAATGAGAGATGGGTCAGGTCAAGGAGTTCCAATTATAACAGGTACAGATGGCAAAAGAACTTATTTACCTGCTGATGGAGAGGTGCATGAAGTGCTGACTATACCTATGGGATGTACCTTGTATAGTAAAGAAGTATTCTTTCAAGTAGAATCTCCATATTTTGTAAGAACTGATAATTTGTCTCAAGATAGTTTCTTTTCTCAGAAGTTGAGAGATGCAGGATATACATTGTATTGTGATACAAGTATCAGGTGTAAGCATATAGATAGAGAAACAAGTAAGGTTTATGAATGAATTACTGACACACCTTTTTTCAACCTGACTTCAAAGGTCTTGTCAGCACAGAGGGCGAGTTCATCAAGGTGGGTTACGATTATGAATTGCAGACTTAGCCTATCACGAAGTTCCTGTAATAAGTCACAGGCTCTTGGGAGTAGGTCTTTGGAGAGAAACTTGAATGGCTCATCAAGTATTAAAGTATTTCTGCTTTTCGGGTTTTGTAAAGTCCACAAAGCAATACGCAAGGCGAAGGAGGCTACATCAACTACACCTCCTCCGCTTGCAGACAATGGAGTGATCCTAACTCCATTTTTCTCAAAGAACAACTCACATTCCGTTTTATTTCGTCTGACAACGAATTCCATTCCAAATTTGTAAGGATCATCAAATATAGTTTCTAACGCCATAGTTACTATATCAGAAATGTGCACTTCTAGTTGACTTTGAGTCTTTTTAGATACTTCTTGTATTATTACTTGAGCACATCTAGAGTCTTCTATAGACATCTTCAGAGCTTTTTGTTTCTCTTTAGATGTAGAAAGTTGTTCTATAACTTCATTTCTTTGACCTTTTTTCTGGTCTATTTGTGATCTAAGTTCCTTTAAATTCACTTAAAATATTATCCAATTTTAAAATTTTATTTTCAATCTCTTTTACCATTTCTATTTTGCGTCTATCTAATTTTTTATATAAATTTTCCCCTTCTTTAAGATTATTACAAGCAAATTTCTCATTTAAATACTTAAAACATTCCTCTTTTTGTCCTTGAAGTTTAATTTTCTTAGTTATTTGAGATTCAATACGATCTTTTAAAGCTGTTAAATCATTCGCTAGTGTCATTTATATGCTCCCATATTTTTTCTTTCACCGATTCATCTATATCATTTTTATCTAAGAACTCTTCCATATTCTTTTCAAAATTTAAACCTAGCTCATAATTATCTTGTAATTTATTTACAAACACTTCAATTCTTTGGTTGCGTTCTTTTACAACATCTATGTGGTCTCTATTGATCACATTTCCTGTTATTGGAAGATAAACTCTTTCAACACTATTATTATCTGCATACCATAAATATATAGAAGGTTTATGATCCACTTGGTTTGCACTCATACGCATAATAGAACCTGCATTAACAAGAAGCCTGTTGTTTTGCTCTATTACAAATGATTGATGATTATCTCCTGTTACGATTAATTTTGAACCAGACAATTTTTTAAGTAATTTTTTAGCGTGATCCGCTTCTTGTCTGTCCCATAATTTATCTTCCTGAGATTTAATAATCATCTTATGCACAAGAGAGATAGATTTATTAGAATCTAATAAAGCATCATTATAAGAGAAAGGACTTATATCCTTATATTCTTTAGTTAATACTTTAATACACTTCTTTCTATTTAATAAACCTATCCCACCCTCTTCCCATTTATCTAATCTATGATTAATTAAATCATGCTGTCCACAGATAGTATAAATTTTTACACTTGGAAATCTATTTAATATATCAATAAAATAATTAAGAAGTTTATCTCCCCAAATTGGTTTATGTCCTAAATCACCTGCGATTAAAATGGGACAATCATATTTTTCGGCTAAAGATAAAATAAATTTTATTTTTTTGGTTTGGGCTTCTATATAATCATCAGTTCTACATATAGGTTTAGTTCCTCTCACATGCCAATCAGATGAAAGTATATAATCTGGTGTTTTAGTTTTTTTCATAGTAAGCTATTCTTACACATTTATCATCTTCTTCTATATATGTAAGAACATCATCTTCTTTTATATAACATCTTTTAACTAATTTGATATCTCTGTCTATATCACTTTCATAATCTTTAATATCAACTTTCATCATAAGAAAGTCGGATTTTTTTATTTCTCTGATTCTGAGTTCCTTATCTTTTTTACTTCGTTTTTTTATTCTGTTTAGCCATTTCATTTATATCTTCCTTTATTCTATCTGCAAGGCTTCTTTAGCAATATCTGTGATTTCATTCATAGCATTATTAACTATAACCCTTGCCTCTGCTCGAAGTATATAATTTTCTTCAACATGTTCAAGAATAGCTTGTCTATCCTCAAAATCATACTCCATTAATAAACTTTCTAATACTTCATCATTCATTTTTTATTTTGCTCAACTTTCATTCATTTTTTCACCTATTTCTACTATTCCAGTGGTACAGAATGGGCAAAATGTTACTGGAAGTATGCCAATATATCCAGTAATGCCACCCTCATTTTCAATATCAAATTCAATTTCACAAATTGAACACTTTTCAATTATCTGAGAACTACCCATTCTTTTTCAGGAAATTTCTTGGTTGGAACATATATGACAGCATCTTTTCCTTTTGTCTCAATTTTTATAGTTGACCTATTAGCTGATATAATTCTACCATCAACACTACCTGCCTCATTGTATAATCTCACTCTTGCACCTATACCAATAACAAGAGAACTTTTAAATTTTCTCCATGCAAATTCATTAAATAGAAAAGACCTAAGATAAATTATAATATAACCAACTACCATTAATTGAAAGAGAGTAAAAAGCATCTCCCATTGCAATCCACTTGTTACTATTTCTTTTATAACATTTGATGTATCATCCATTTTGTTCTCCTCTCCCACATAATGGGCAAATGTCAGGCATTAACTCATTAAATTTATCCTGATCTTTTTTAAGTTCAATTTCATACCAATTTAAATTAGTTTGAATATTTGTAATTAATTCTAGAGTTCTTAATAATTCATTTTGTTTTTCTTTTACTTTATTAAATTTTTCTAATAACTTTCCAATTTTATTTATATCTTTTTGTAAATCATCTAAATCTGAATATTGTTCTAGTTCTTTCTGACAATTTTTTATTTCTTCTAGAGTCTCTGAAAGAAATTTTTGTTGAGTCCCGATTTTAAAAAGATCACTATCAAGAATCTCAAGTTCATCTGCAATTTCTTCTGCCTCATCAAGATATCCAAAACTTTCCTCCCTCTCTTCTAATCCTTCTATGTGTTTATCACAAACCTCTAATAATTCTTTTTCTTTTCTAAGAGTCTTGTTAATGCTTAATATAGAGGAATCAATTTTATCAAGATGAACAATTGTGTTAAAATATTTAGCAACTTCCCCTCCCGACATCGCAAGGAGAAAAGGAGAATCAAATTGCCAAGCAATGTTTAAGGAGGAGAAGTTTAAAAATTTTTTTATTTCTTCTGGAACATCCTGACCAAATGACAGAAACTTCTCATCACCTTGTCCTGCTACAGAGGTAAGGTTTTGTAGGTTGTAGAAATTAGTCTTGCCCTTTCCTCTCCTGACTGCCCATCCACTTACTAAATTTAAATTAACATTAGTCTCACCGCCCCAACTACTTCTAAAAGCCTCTCCACTAGGTCTATTGTTAATTACCCAATTTAAAGCACGAACAATCGTTGTCTTACCACTATCTGATTGTCCTACAATGATATTGATTCCTTCATCAAATAGAAATTCAGAGTTTTTGTGACTCTGAAAATTATCCATAATTAGAGAATTAATCAAATACTACATCCTTCCATTCAGTATTAATCCATTGCCCATCAATGTGCCTTTGTTCTCTCTGCCTGTATTGCAGAACTACAAAACAAAGAGTTTCACCTGTTTGAATTGCTCCTTCAGGTAATTCTTGTAAGGGATGGTCTACACTTATTCTTTTCCATCTAAGTTCTATTGTCATATATACAATACATAATTAGATTTCCAAAATTGTTTACAAGCTTTAATTAAAGCAATTTTTCTTCCTTTTTTCTTACTAAAAATATCTTTTTTACTGCAAGCTGATTGACCAAAATAATTTTCCCCATCAATTGTTATTGACACATCTGTTAATCTTTGACCATTTTCAGTTAATGTTTCAGGATAGTGAATTCTGAAATTTTCAATTTTTTCTATTGGTAAATTTTCATAAATTTGTTTCCCACTTATTTTCTTAAATCTTTCTAAATTCATTATTTTTTATAAATCTAAAAGTTCAAAAATCACCGACCATTTTTCACTACTCTAGTTATTTAATTTTATCATTTAATAGCTATCCAACCTGCAAAGTTCATCCATCTCCAAAAACAATCTATTTGTGTAAATCCAGAAGTCTTTAACATCTCCTCATTCCATTTAGCTGTTACAGGAACTAATACACCTTCTAAAGAAAACTTTTTTCTTTCTATCTGATTTTGTGTGTAACCATTAGAGGATTTCATGTCATAGTACATTTTTCTAAAATTACGATCAAGGTCTGCAGAGTTTCCTATTACTTTTTCTACTAATATGAAACAACCACCCTCTTGGAGACTATCATATACATTTTTCAAAATTTGTAATCTGTATTCAATTGGTGTAAATTGTATTGTGAGAATAGACAACACAACAGAACTTTTAATACTGGAATTTTTAAAGAGTGGGAAGCTATGCCTTAAATCAGTGTACTGAACAAAAACATTATCGTAATCTTGAAATCGTTTTTCTGTTACTTTTAACATTGGTTTGCTTGTATCACAGCATAGAAATTTGCTTTCTGTGGAAAATTCGGCAACCAACGAAGCTATAGCTTCCCCTCTAGAGCATCCTAAATCTAGGACACATGTGCCTTTCTTTATGTATTCTTTAGCTAACTCATTTACAGATAATCTCATGAGTTTATATTCAGGAATAGACCTAGTTAGCATATCATCAAAAGCATTGGTAACATCTTCATCAAACTCCCATTTTTCTTTAGGTTTGACTTCATCTTTAATACCACTCATATCCCAATTTCCTTCCTATAGCTTCAATAACTGGAATTGTAACAGTTCTACCACATCTTTCCCATCGTTCTGAATTAGATACAAGTGTTCCATCATCATAATACTTTGTGAAATTATCTGGAAGACCTTGTAATCGTTCAGTTTCAAGAGGGGTTAGCTTCCGTATATCATTATGTTCAAGTGATTCCGTATAAATTCCATGACGATCTTGTACTCCTACAGTGTGAGCTATCTCACCATTTTCTTTAAATCGTCTACCTCTTTGTCTTTTGGTTTTTCTATTAGGAGTCAAACAAGGTCTTACAACAAAAGGCACATTATGACCACCAGTACCCATATTAGCTGTAAGTGTCGGCACACCATCACCTTTATAATCTCTAAAGTAACCTCTTCTCCATTGTTTTATAAAAGTTCTGGTACTACCACCTTTAGTATAATGAGCATCTAAAGTTCCTGTATATCTATTACCTTTGTTAGAAACCCCTTTCCTGCTTTCTTGTTCTTCATATCCTTTTTTATCATCCTGTTCTTTTGAGCTTCCGATAGGAAAAACTTTTGGTCTGGATTTAATTCTAGAATTTCCAACAATGAATAACCTTTCCCTATTTTGTGGGACTCCGAAATTTTTGCTGTTAAGCACTTCCCATTGAATGTCATACCCAAGTTCATCCAACGAAGTGAGGATGATTGACATAGTTCTTCCGTTGTCATGGTTGAGGAGTCCTTTGACATTCTCAAGAAGCAAATAAGGGATTTTTGTAACCCGAAGGATTTTGCAGATTTCAAAAAAGAGAGTTCCTCTGGTGTCTGATGTGCAGAACCCTGTCTTCTTTCCTGCAACGCTAAAAGTTGCACAAGGAAATCCTGCGGTGAGTAAGTCTGCTCTAGGGATTTCTTCTCCTGTGATTTTTCTAATGTCTTGCTCATTGGGATATTCTCCAAAATTATATTTATAAATTCTACGAGGTCGTTCTAACCATTCATTAGCCCAAACACATTTATGTCCAGACCTTTCAAGACCTAATCTAAATCCCCCAATACCTGCAAATAGTTCGATGAATTTCATAAATTAATGTAATTCTACTTTAAGACTTCCATCATCTTTTATGTGGTCTTCTAAATAAACGCAAAGTGCGAATGCATCCCAACTATGATTCTTCAATCCATAAGTAATCCCTTGATTTTTTTTAGTGCCTTTTTCTCCAAAACGATCTAATAAAACTCTTTTAACATTTGCATCTTTAGCTTTTGTTGTGTGGCAGAAATGTAATTGTATATCTGATTTGAAAATTAAAGCATAAGATTTCTGTTTCTTCTCCATGCGTTCCTGAAATCTTCCTATGGCTTTACAAGTGTCAAAAGTAGTCTTGCCGACAGGCATTCCATAACTTTTGATGTCTTCAATTACATAATAGTGAGCAGATTGTTGAGCAACCATATGATTAGGATATTGATCATCAGCACAAAGAATTTTTTGTTTCTGTGTGTCCCAAATACATATTCCACTCTTTTCTGAACCCACATCAATTCCGTAAATTATAGCCATTATTTAAATCTTTTTTTTCTCTTTGGTTTGATCTTTTCTTCTGCTTCATTCCAATCTTTTTCAATTAAATTTATCAATGAATCATATTGTGTTTTATCATCTTCAATAAATTTAATTAAATCAATTCTTTTCATCTCTTGACCATTCCAAAGAATTTCTTTAGCTCCACCATAAAGATAAGTCAGCATACTTCCAATATCGTCTACCCCATAATCAAAGAGTATGTCAAATTCTGCCTCACGAAATGGTTTCGCTACTTTATTACGATTAAGTTTTGCTTTAATTCTAATGCCATAAACTTTCTTCTTTGCTTTGAATTCTCTACTGAGATTACCAATTTTAGCTAACCACGCTACTTGGTGGGTGTAAAAATCTAATGCTTTCCCACCAACCCGATAATGCTTTGTCCCAAAGAGACCTGCATTAATATTTTCTCTAACTTGAGAAATACAAATTAGTGTAGAATCCTTACCTTCTGTATAATCAACTGCTCTAGGAAATAAAGTTGAAGAAAAATATTTCTGTTTTTCTAGGGAATAACTACCATCTTGGATTTTGTCTTTCTTAATTGCTTCTTCTGCTCGTTCTTTCCCTGCTTCTGAAACCATAGCATCAAGAGAATCCATTACATACAAAAGGTATTCACCACTTTTAAGAGCCTTCACCCTTCTTAAATAATCATTACCTGCTTTCTCTGCTGTATCAAGTCGTACCCACTCTATAGATTTAACAAAATCTTCTCCATACATTTCTTCAATTGGAAAGTCCATTACACCTTCCACATTATTGTAGACGATTATAATTTTCTTTACTTTATCAAATAATACAGGAGTTTTGTTAAGATTGTAATAAGCTTGAGCACATGCTTCAAGGGCTAAAAGAGTCTTTCCACTACTACCATCACCTACCAAATTAATTATACGCCCTCTTGCATAACCACCATTCCTGCCCTTACCACTCATTGCAAGATTTAATAATATTGAACCTGTGCTTGTAAATTCTACTCTGGTTTTTAATTCTGGTACGGCAATTTCTTCAATCTTTTTCTTTACCATTTTTTAAACCTCTCAAGATACTTTCTTTCATAGCTGTTTTTTCTTCTGGAGTTTTGGGTTCAGCATTAAGACCATTAATCAAAAGCGTCACAAGATTTTCTAAAGAACTTTTCTTTTGCATTAAAGCAGACACAAAAGCCTTAAATTTTCCCACTTCTAAATCTAAATCTATTAATTCTTGGTCACCTTCTAAAGCCCTCTTCAAAGAAGCATCAGTTAATTTACTACCACTTTTTAAAATTTCCTTAGTTATTTCTGTTATTTTCTTGCTTTTTAAAGTGTCTCTTTGGTGAATTAATTCGGTTAATCCTAATGAAGTTTCTAAAAATACTAATGGTTGTATAATCCATTCATTTTGTAAGTCATGTTCATTAATTGTGGTCTCATTTACTGCTTGTTTCTTGTTAAAACTATCCACATTTATATTTTCCTTTCTTATTTTAAAGTTTGTCTGCAAATTTCTTATTTATTGCTCTATGTTCTTTCCTACAAAGTTTTCTGGTTTCCTTTTCACAATCTGCACATTCTTCCTCATCATCATAATCTTCTCCAAACGCAAAACCCTCTGGACATGAATCGTTATTTTCTTTATCATCTTGGTCAGAGAGGTCTTCTTTATTTTCATCATTAGTTTCACCTGTGTCTATTTCAGGAAAATCATCTTCTGATTCATTAGTTTTTTCTTCATCTTTCCTTGTAGCTTTTCCTAGAAATTCAGCTTTCATTGTTTCGTAAGATTCATAATGTAGTAGATTTTCAAACGGAAGAATATCATCTAATAAAGATTCATCATCTAGTTTACTGGGGGTTTGGTCTAAA